ATGGCCATTCAGAAGGTTGACAGTCGAGCAGGTTGGACAGCTAGGAACCCCCTGCTGCTGTCAGGTGAGATTGGCCTTGAAAAAGAGACTGGCAATCAAAAGATTGGCAATGGCCGCCAGCAGTGGAACAGTCTTCAGTATTTCGGCAGCCCTGGCTATTGGGCTGAGTTCTCAAGCGATACAGATCAAACGACGACAGCAAACACGCCAACGGCTGTCACTTTTAATAAAGCCAACGCACACAGCCATGGCGTCAAGGTCATCTCTGACAGCAGGCTGACGGTTGAGCATCCGGGCGTTTACGTTTTTGAGATCAATCTGCAGCTGTCCAATGACGACACGCAGATCCATGATGTGGACTTCTGGCTAAGGAAGAACAACGCAGCGGATGCAGGGAATTTAGAGCTGACGGTAAACACGGCAAGCGTCATCGAAAAGCACGGCGGAGTTCAAGGGGCGAATAACTTGCTTCTAGATCACACCTTGAAGCTCGAAGCAGATGATTACATTGAAATTATGTGGGCACCGACAGACGCAAACATTTCGCTGAAAGCGGCTGCCGCCATTTCTAGTCCCTACACACGCCCTGCCCGGCCTAGCGTGGTTTGCAACATCTTTGAAATTGCTGGGGCTTAGTCATGACGACAAAGCGCGAATCAATCCTGGCTGATATTGCCTCAAGCCTTGCTGGCACAGTGCAGGTTGGAACGCGCATCTATCGCAGCCGTGTTGTCCCGTTGAGTCGCGGAGAGTCGCCCGCGATTGTCATTGAGCCAACGGGTGACACGCCTGAGTACAGCTTGAGGCTTGATCGGCTGGACTGGAGTTTGGGCGTTCGTGTGTCGATCATTGTTCGCTCTGCTGTGCCAGACAACGCGGCTGATCCGATCGTCGAAGACGTACACAGCAAGATGATGAATGATCTGACGGCAGGCGGTTACGCCATCGACGTTGAGCCAGGCTCTGTGAGTTTTGAGCAGATTGATGCTGATCAACCAGCTGGCGTGATTGGCATGAACTTTGTTGTCAAATACCGGACGCTTTTAACAGATCTCAGCTCTGGTTGACCTTGCTAAGATCGACTTAGGAAACCTGCTGGCTAGTCATGCCACTGCTATCTCGTAAGCGGCTGTTACTAGCCAAGCTGGAAACCACGGTTGGGACCGACCCAACGCCTGTTGTTGGCAGTGACGCAATCTTAGTGCGGAACATTGAGGTAACTCCGCTTGAGGTTGACACGGTCAATCGTGAGCTGATTCGTCCTTTTCTGGGCCAGGCTGATCAGTTGCTCGCACAGCAGCGAGTTTTGATCAACTTCGAGGTTGAACTAGCAGGTTCTGGTTCTGCTGGTACGGCTCCGGCTTACGGTCCTTTGTTGCAGGCGTGCCGTTGCACGGAAACCGTTGTTTCCTCAACCAGCGTTACCTACGCGCCAAACAGTGACGCAACGCCTAAGTCAGTCACCATCTACTTCAATAATGACGGTGTCCTGCATAAGGCCACTGGCTGCCGTGGCACCTTCACGTTGAACGCTGAGGTCGGAGCTATTCCGTTTATCTCCTTTGAGATGACCGGCGTGTTCAATGCTCCGTCTGACGTTTCAATCAGCGCGCCGACTTACGCCAACCAAGCTACCCCGCTGGTGTTCAAGAACGGCAACTCGTCGAGCTTCCAAGTGTTCAGCTACAGCGGCGCAGTGCAGTCGCTGAGCTTTGAGCTGGCCAATGAGGTGATCTACCGCGAACTGGTTGGCGGAACCAAGAGCATCGACGTTGTAAACCGCGCTCCCTCTGGCGAGTGCGTGATTGAGGCAACAACGATTGCTACTAAAGACTTCTTTACTGCAGCCACGGGCAGCAGCACAGGAAACCTGACTTTCCAGCACGGCAGCACTGCTGGCAACATTGCCACATTTACCGCTGCACAAATTGATCTTGGTGGCCCTTCTTACAGCGATCAAGATGGCATTCAAATGCTAAGTTTGCCGTACATTGCCACGCCAACATCAGCGGGCAATAATGAATTCAGTTTGGTTTACACCTAATGGCGCTTGTCCTTAAGGACTCTGATTCTTACAGTTGGCCGATTGTTTATCGGCAACCTGTATCAGGAGGGCGGCGAGAAAAGCAAGAGTTTGAGGCAGAGTTCAAGCGTCTGCCTCAATCTCGCATTACTGAGATTCAAGAGCTTGTGCAGCAACGCATTGATGGCGCTGAGATTGAGATCTCAGACGTGAGCATTGCTGATGAGGTCGTTGTTGGCTGGGAGGGCATCGTTGACGGAGACGGCGAGCCAATCCCATACACACGACGCACTAAAGAGCAGCTACTAGAGCTGCCAATGATGGCCGGCACTCTCATTGAGGCTTACTTTAACTCGCTTGTGGAGGAGAAGCGGGGAAACTGATTAGCGCCGCTAAGTATTGGGCTGGCGGCGTAGAGATTGACGACACAGCAGAAGATGCCAAATTGTTTGGTCTTGAGATGCCAGACACAAAGCGCGTTGAAGACTTTGAGGTCATTCCTTCCGCATGGCCTGCTGTTGTGATGTTTTTGAGGCTGCAGACGCAATGGCGTGTTGGTGCCACAGGGATTGTGGGGCTTGATTACAACGCTGTTCGCTGGGTGTTTGAGTTGTATGGGGTCAAAGAGCCGCGTCAGATGCTCGATGATTTGCAGACTATCGAGGCTACAGTGGTTGAGACCCTTAATGAGCGCGAGAAATAGCCATGGCTATGGACATGACCACCGCGCTGACGATTAAGGCAAATGTTGTTGGTCAGAGTCAGATCACAGGGCTGCAAAACGGATTAGGGAAAGTCACAACTCAAACCAATAAAGCGGCTAGCGCCATGGGTCGCTTCAAAGCTGCTGCAGGTGGAGCGCTTGGCGCAATGCGCGGCTTATTGCCTGTAATTGGGATTGGAGCAATCGGAGCCTTCGCAAAAAGAAGCCTCGACGCGGCTGATTCAATGTCAAAACTCTCGCAGCGGACTGGTGTCGCTGCTCCAATGCTCGACAAGTTCAGGCAAGCTGCTGAGCTAAGTGACACAAGTATTCAGAGCCTTGAAAAGGCATTCCCGAATTTGGCGCGTGGAATTGATGATGCAGTTGTGAAAGGGACTGGGCCAGCAGCAGAAGCATTTGCACGCCTAGGCGTTTCATTGACTGATGCAAATGGCAAAGTCCGAGAGACTGATCAAGTGATGCTTGATTTGGCTGATAGGTTCCAGCAAATGCCTGACGGCACAGAAAAGGCTGCGCTGGCTTCTAAAATCTTTGGGCAGAGATTGGGCTCTGAATTGATTCCAATGTTGAACATGGGTGGCGATGCAGTTCGCGGCATGAGCACTGCCTTGACTCAAGATTTTGCGGACAAAGCGGCAGGGTTTAACGATAAGGTCACGATGATGGGCGAAAAGCTGGGCCAGCTCGGAGTAAAAATAACTGAAGCGCTGTTGCCATTTTTAGAAAAATTAGTTGATGGCGTTTCTTTCGTTGCTGAAAAGTTCAGTCAACTGCCTGGCCCTATTCAAGGTGTTATTGGGGCGCTTGCTGGCATTGCAGCTGTTGGCTTGGTCTTTGCTCCAGTTATCGGGGCAGTTACAACGCTCGCTCCTCTTTTGAGCGGACTGCTGCCAGTCATTGGCGCAGTTGTTGCGGCTTCTGCAGGAATTGCCGCATTAGGCGTTGCTTTTAAAGCAATTATTCATTCTGTCGTCGAGACTGCTAAAGCTATTGACCAAGTGTTTATTGCTCCAGTGGGTAAAGCGATTCAAGGCTTGGGCGAAAACATTGGAAAGGTGTTCGTAAAAACATTTGAGTTTATTGGTGCAAAATTTGTGCGACCAGTTTCGCAGGCTGTCTCGTCACTTGCTCAATTTATTGGCGGAGCATTCCGTAGTCTTTATGATGCAATCACACGCCCAATTAGACAAGCGTTTTCAGTTGTTAAAGGCATTGTTGATGGGATCATGGGCATGGTCCGCAAAGCTCTTGCGGCAATCGCTAGATTAGCGCAAAGAAGAAGAAGCTCTCAGTCTCAGTCTCAGCCTCAACAGGCTGCAGAAGGTGCCTACTGGCGTGGAGGATTTCAAGCGTTTGCGCAGGGTGGCATTGTCCATGGTCCGACCCTTGGTTTGATTGGAGAAGGGGGTGAAAGTGAATATATTGTTCCTTCTAGTAAAGCAGTCGGATTTGCCAAAAACATAATGTCAGGCGTGCGCGGCAGTAGTGCAATTCCGCGCTTTGCAGAGGGTGGTTTTGTTGCTCCCTCTAGCGCAAATGTTAGTATTCAGACTGGCCCAGTCACTCAGATGAATGGGCAAGATTTTGTGACTACTTCTGATTTGGGCGCAGCTGTTCAAGCTGGTGTTTTGCAAACTTTAGATATAATCGCCCGTGATCAATCGGTGCGCGGAAGCATAGGGATTGCTTGATGGCTAATTACGACATTCTTTGTTTTTTGGAGTATTACGCGGACAGGGCTAACGTCCTGAGCGGCTCAAAACGGAATCCCACTAATCAGTGGCAAAATTTTTATATCGAGCAGCAGCAGCTCGGCTCTGCTGATAGCGCCGCACAAGGCGATTATGTGTACTTGGCTTTTGACGCCGAAGGTTTTGGCTCAGTTGATGCTTCGTCGATTGCAGACTTGTCAATCGAGGTCTCAGCTACTGCTGAGATCATTGACATCACAGACATTGCAGTCGGATCTGACAATTTAATTATCGCTAGCCTGTATGTTCAAAACATAGGGAGCGATGCTTTTGACTCTTCTAGTGCGCAGCTAATAAGCCGTTACATCGGCAGTATAGAGACCGCTTCTATAACTGAAACGACTGTTTCCTGGACTGTGAACCCAGCGATCAGCAAGCTCAATCCCCAAGTGCCGAATCGTAAAATCACTGCGAACATGGTTGACAAGAGCAACAAAAACTATGAGTAACATCACTGTCTTGATCGAGGTCACAGCAGTTTGCCGAGATGGTGTCACAAGAGAAGGCTGCAGCTTGGTCGTCCGCGAAGGTCAGTATGTATTTTTTGACGCTGATAGCGTGATGCTAGAGGGTGAGCGCCGGCCTGCTGAATTCGTTCGTGCTACTTGTGTGATGAGCCCCCCTATGCTCGGTAGAATCACTAGAAAATATGGGGCGATTTTGTAATGGGAGCAGCATTTCTAGACCCCAAAAGAGGCACCGGGTTTTCCAAAGAAGACTACAACAAAGTTGTCCGTCAAAATAAACAGGCGATTGCGCGCGCGTTACGCAAAAGAAAGGAAGACGCCAAAACTGCGCAACAAAAAAAATCTGCCCTTTGTACTGCGCAAACACGAAGCGACGAAGACATAAACGGCAGCAAAAGACCACGAAAAGCTGCTTCAAAAGCGCGGCAGCAATCCGTTGCAGCACCTGGAGACATTGTCCCAATCGTATTCTGCAAGCGATCAACGGATGGCCCGCAGTCGTTTGAAGTCGGCGGGGTATGGATGCAGCCCGCAAGGATTAAGCAAGGTTCTTACAATTTTGTTGGCATTCACCTCTATGCGATAAGCCAGGGGGAGATTGTTTCAACTCCTGCTGCGCCGACAACGTACGTCGGCGAAGAATCTTTAACAGCTCGTGGCGGAACAATCCCGACACTGACCAACTATTACAGTTCAACTGCGTCAATGGCGTCTTCGCCAAACGTTTGCCCAATCACAAGTGGCAAGATTTTCTGCCATCCTGACGCAGTAAGTTTTATCAATTATGTTGAGAAACCGTCAGGTTACATTGAACGCCATGGTGACGAATACAATTTTTACAACAATTATTTGCACTTGACTATTGGCGCAGGAGATACGACAAACACTGTTTTTACTATCCCTGCATCAACCATCAGAATTTTTGAGGTTGAATCTGGGGATGACCGAACAAGTGCATACTGGACTTCAGCTGGGCTTGATCCTGCAACCATAAATTATCAGTTCAATGGCCGTGTTGTTGGCCCTACCGATGTTCGGGGGCGAGCTGTTGGCACTATCGAACAAACATACAGTTTGGCCCCTGGTTCTTATGATCCACCCTATAAGCTGGAATCAGATCCGGCTGACAGAACGTTTTACACCGATCTTGGCTCGTCTGCTGAGGATAAGCCCGTCTACTGGGAGTATGGTCAAGGCACTGTCAACAACCAAAGAAACACTTCTATTCCCGCGACTGACACCACTCTGGGCGGTTTAGTTGCAGAAACGCATCTTTCTCCTGTCGCTGATCCGACAAATTTTCCGTCTGGATATGATTTTTCGGACTATGCGGATATAACTTTTTTTGAACTTCAAGGCGACATATACGACGAAAGCGACTCTGCAAATGGTGAATACAAGATCACAACGCGCCAGCTCTCTGTCTTCATAACAGATGGCGTAAAGGTGCCGCTATACAGCGCAGGCACTCCGGGCACGACTGGCGCTAGTAATCAATTTGTTGACCTTGCAATGCACTTGTTTTCCATAAACAAGCGATTGACAGCAGGCTCAACGGCAGACATTGCTTCACCTATTGACACTTCCAACCTGCAAAATTTAGCCTCATTCCACACCAACTTTGGCCTCTTCTTTAATGGAATTATTGAACAAAACGTCAACATCATTGATTTTATTTCGACGATGGCCCCGTTCTTCTTTTTGTCTTTTGTCTCCGAAAACGGCAGATATGCCTTGAGGCCCCTTCTGCCATTAACCAGCGGGAATGAAATTGACACAACAGCGCTAACCCCTGCAGCAACATTTACAGACGCAAATATTCTTCCCGGCAGTTTTGAAAAGCAATACATTGAAGGCGAAGAGCGCAGAGATGTTCAGATTTCAGTAGTTTTTAACGAGTCAACGAAAAGGCGAGTCGGGGTACAGAAATCAAATCAAGTCAGGTTTTCAAGTGTGTCAAGTGATGCAAGAATTGTGCAGTATGACTTGACTGATTGTTGCGTCAGAGGTGTGCAGGCCAATAAATTTGCAAAGCTGCAACTTGCGACCCGGAAGCATTCAACTCATTCAATTTCCTTTGACACTCCTCTGTTGACTACAGGACTTTTGGTCACAGATGTTATTAAAGTGCAGCGCATCAGGCAAACCAGCACTGGCGACAACCGGACAGAGACTGATCACTATCGGGTTACAGCCATCAACCATTCAACAGACGGCACCACGAGCATTGCTGCTATGCACTTCCCCTTAAACAGCTCAAATGTTTCCAAAATAAGCGACGAAGTCGTCAATGGCAGCTTCACTATTAACTGATGGCCACCTTTCCTTCACTAGAACCCACAAGCCGAGCTTTGTCTCTTGGCAACTGCCCGCAACTTGCCTATGAGGGCACTTCTGGCGATGTTGTTAATTTCAAGTTTGGATCAGACAGGGTTGGGCAGGTCTTGACGCTTGGTTATGAGTATTTAACCGAAGCGCAGGCACAGTCGATTATTGATCACTACAGGGGCCAGCAAGGTTTTGCTGTTTCGTTTGATTTGCCAACGGCTGTCTGGAGTGGCTATACAACAGTGCCGATACCGGCTTCGGATTATGAATGGCGCTATGTCTCTGAGCCAGCTATTGCCATCACCTCGCCGTTGAGTTACAGCATGGAAGTGGTTCTTGAGTCGGTGATCATCTAATGGCTTTTCCTTCACTCACTCCGAGCCTGCGTATTTTTGGCCCTGGCATTTTGCCAGTGACAGAAAAGGTTTCAGCGTCTGGGGCCTTTTTTGGCTTTCGTCGTGGTAACAGGACAAAGAATCAAACCCTTTCTTTAACGTTCAACAATTTAACTGAATCGAACGTCAATCTGATCAAAGATCACTATATCGACCGCAATGGAACATTTGATTATTTCTTCTTGAATGCTTCTATTTGGTCCGGTTACACAACGCCGCCAGCACCTGTGTTTGGCGTTGCATGGCGCTATGCCAGTGCGCCAGTTATATCTGATGGAATAATTGGGCGATGGGCTGTTGAGGTTGAGCTGCAAAGTCACGGGATCCTGCAAGGTGACTTAATCCTTCAGGGGCCTGACTCGACTACTGCTGCGGCTGCGGCGGCCAGCTACATCTATGATGCGGGTGATTCCACAACTGTGGCGCGAACCTACATCCTAGAAGCAGGAGCATCATGAGCATCACAGTTACCTCATTGATGCAACAGCGGCGGGATACTGCCGCGAATTGGACTAGCAATAATCCAACGCTCCTTAATGGCGAGATTGGCTATGAAACAGACACGGGCTATCTAAAGATTGGCGATGGCTCGACCGCGTGGACTTCTCTTGGATATGTAGACGGAACAAAGGTCAGCGCATATCCGCTGGCAACTGTTGATATTGCGGATGACGCGATCACTGCCGGGAAGCTTGCCGACACCTCTGTCACTGCTGGGTCTTATACGGCTGCGGACATAACAGTTGACGCCCAAGGCCGCATCACTGCTGCTGCTAACGGCGCGATTGGAACAAGCGAAATCACTGACGGGGCTGTCACATCAGCCAAGCTGGACACAAACATCACCATTGCCGGGAACCTGACGGTCAACGGCACTACTACAACGATCAACAGCACAACGCTGCAGGTCGATGACAAAAACATTGAGCTGGGGAGCGTTGACACGCCGACTGACGTGACTGCTGATGGCGGTGGCATCACGCTTAAAGGCGCAACTGATCACACCATCGTTTGGACGAACAGCACTGACAGTTGGGACTTTTCTGAACACGTCAACATTGCCAGCGGCAAAGAATTTAAGATTGCTGGCACCTCTGTCCTGAGCGCCACAACTCTTGGCAGTGCCGTTGTCAATTCAAGCCTGACAAGCGTTGGCACTATTGCGACAGGCGTGTGGAATGGCACCGCCATTGCGACTGCTTACATCGCGGACGATGCGGTAACGGCTGCCAAGTTGGCAGACACTGCCGTGACAGCTGGGAGTTACACCGCAGCTGACATCACGGTTGATGCTCAGGGGAGGATTACTGCTGCATCTAGCGGAGAGATCGGCACTTCGGAGATAGCTAACGATGCTGTCACCGCAGATAAACTGGCGGACACAAGCGTTACCGCTGGCAGCTATACAGCGGCTGACATTACTGTTGATGCTCAGGGAAGAATCACTGCGGCTTCAAATGGCACCATCCCTGATGCTGACAAAATCACTGAGGGCAACACAGAGGCTGAAGTTGTCGATACAGGTTCAGACGGTCATTTCAAAGTTACAACTGAAGGCACAGAGCGGATAAGGGTTGGCCCTGCTGGGCAGATTGGTATTGCTGGTGCTAATTACGGCACAAGCGGCCAAGTGCTGACGAGCGGCGGTGCTTCTGGCGCTGTTACCTGGGGAACTGCTGCTGCCGTTGCAAGTATCATTCTCGAAAACAAGCAAACAATCTCCAGTGATTACACTTTGACAACGGATTACAATGGCGTTAGTGCAGGCCCTGTTGCTGTGAGTTCCGGCGTCACGGTTACAGTGCCAGCGAACGCTCTTTGGGCAATCGTCTGATCATGGCTTTTGGAACAGTAAAAGTCGACTCGATTACCAGCAGCACTCAGACGCTGACTGTGGACAATCTGCTGGAGTCAGGAGACATCGGCAGCACTGTTCAGGGTTATGACGCCGACACGGCGAAGACTGATACGGCACAGACGTTCACGGCTGCGCAGCGCGGAACAATTTCAGCTATCAGCATCGGGGCAAGCGACACCACAAAAACGCTGGACTTTGCCACGGCAAATAACTTCGCACTGACGTTGGCTAATACGTCGTCATGTACGTTGGCGAATCCGTCAAATTTAACTGCAGGTCAAAGCGGTTCGATTTTTGTCGTTCAGGACAGTACGGGCAGTCGCCTGCTGACTTACGGATCGAATTGGGACTTTGCTGGCGGCACGGCACCAACTCTGAGCACTGCCGCGTCATCCGTTGATCGGATTGATTACATCGTCCGCACTACCTCTTCCATTCACGCTGTCTTCACTGCTGCTTACTCATGAGCATCATTGGGTCTAACGTTCTTGCTGGCGCTTCTGGCTCTGAGGTGGAACCCTATGAGATTGAGCGCAGTTTACGGTTCCATAATGCTGACAGCTCGAATTTGAGCAAAACCTTTTCGTCTGCAGGGAATCGCAAGAAATGGACATGGAGTAGTTGGGTTAAAAGATCTGCATTAGGCGGCACAGAGGGTATTTTTGCGGCAGGCACTGGCGCAAGTGATTACACGAGCTTGTATTTTCAAAGCGACGTAATCAAGCTTGAAGACTACACAGGTGCCGGGACTGTTTCAACGACGGAAGTATTTAAAGACCCTGGGGCATTTTTCCATCTAATTGTTGCTGTCGACACGACATTGACTACTGCTGCCGACAGGGTCAAGTTTTACATTAACGGCAGTGCAGCCACTACGTCTGGAACGTGGGCCCAAGACACTCAAACCAGGATCAATAACAACGTTGCACATAGGATTGGCGCACTGTACGGGCACACTGCTGGCAATGGTCTCAACGGGTATTTAGCAGATTGCATATTTGTTGATGGTTCTGCTCTTTCTCCCTCAAACCTAGGTGCGGATGATTCAGATGGAGTGTGGCAGCCTAAAGATCCCTCTAGTCTGACCTTCGGAACTAATGGATTCAGGCTAAATTTTTCAGACAACACAAATACAACAACGATCGCAGAGGATAGCAGCGTAAACAATAATGATTTTACATCGAGCAACATCAGTGTTACGGCTGGATCAGGCAACGACAGCATGGTTGATTCGCCAACAAATGTCGCTGCAGACAGCGGAAATAACAGTGGCAATTATTGCACTTGGAATCCATTAACTGCTTCTACTTATACGCCAGCCTCAGCAAATCTGTTAAACGGCAATCTTGAGGCGAGCGGCAATAAGTGGTACTTCGGCACGATGGCATTTAAGACGGGGAAATGGTATTGGGAAATCTCTGGGCTTACAAATTCAGGCGTCGGTATTGCTGATTCTGCAATTTACATGACTGATTCGAACAGAACGTCAGCATCGGTTGTTTTGTTTTCTGGAGCATTTCAAGGGGTCGGCACTCAGCCAACAGCGTTCTCGTATGGCAGTAGTGATGTGGTTGGCTTTGCGCTAGACGCAGACGCCAACACACTTGCTTATTACAAGAACGGAACCCTTCAGGGGACTGTTACTGGCCTCACCGCTGACAAGTATTGGACTCCATTTGTTGCTTGGGATTCAAGTGGCTCCACTGCGGCAAACACTGCAAACTTCGGACAGCGCCCCTTCGCGATCTCTTCTGTCCCAAGCGGCTTTAAGTCGCTCTGTACGGAAAATTTGAGCGACACAACTGTGGTCACGAGCGGCAGCTATACGGGCAACGGTGTGGAGGATGGTCCGTTCGTTTTTACAAATGGGGTGCCTTCTGCAATGAGCATTGGAGGCAGTGCCGTAACTTTTGGAAGCCAGATAAATAAACTCTCAAACGGTTTTAAGATTAGGCATGCGTCTGTGAACAATGGAGACGGCACGAGCTATTCCTATTCTGTTACGACTGCAGGCGCTGCGTTCAAGAAGTCACGCGCGCAAACCAACTAACCTGTCAGGTCTCGCCTTGCGCGTTAATCTTTAATCATCGCTTACACGGTCATGTTCACTGTCAGCGGCCAGACTATCCGATACGATCGCGCCTGGACTCATCCCGATACAGGCGTTCAATATCCAGCCAACTGGCTTTCTCTGGCGAGCACGGCTGACAAGGAAGCTGCTGGCCTTGTCGAAGTCACTGCGCCTGCTGCTGAAGAATATGACCAGCGGTTTTACCTGTCTGCGACTGAACCCAAGCAGTTGGATGACGTGACTGAAAGTGATGGCGGTGTTACGCCTGGTCTGAAGACACAGTGGAAAAACTCGCAGAACGTTACTGCTGCCGGACTTTTAGGGCCATCTGACTGGCGCATTATCAAGGCTAAGGAAACCAGCACTAACGTTCCGTCTGCTTGGAAGACGTATCGCGCCGCTGTTCGCACAGCGTGCAATACGCGCCAAACGGAGATTGACGCTTGCTCTGATGTTGCAGCGTTGAAAGAGTTGCTATTCGGAGCCTCGCAGATCGAACAGGATGGGGAGATGGTCGCTAATCCCAACTTGGCTACCGCTTGGCCTGATCCTATTGATTGATGCAAAGACCTGACCCGATGATCTCCGCCAGCTACGGGGCCTCTGATACTGCCGCGCAGAAAGCGCGAGTCTTGTGGCTTGAGGAGCTGTTTTTTTTAGATGGCAGGGACCAGATTTCACACCCACAACACGGAATTTTCACCGGGTTGGCCCTGAAATATCAAAACCTAGATTCAACTGATGGGATCTGATGGCAAAGTCGCTTAACGGGAATGTCTTTGTCGTCGGCAAACCGAAACGGACCACGCAGGGCAGTGGCAAACATAGCCGCCCCAAACGAGGCAAAAAGAGATACCGTGGCCAAGGAAAACGTTAATTCTCTTTCCCATGCTCAAAACTCTCATTGCGAGTGGTGTCGCCGTTTCAGCAGCTGCGCTGGCATCTCCTGCGCTCGCAGACGTGTATGTAAACCCTGAATTCAACGGTGGTTCCTACGGCGACGATTATCTGGGTGGAACGCTCAACCTCGACGTGGGTTACGAGTTTTCTGAAGGCGCTTATTCCTTCTACATCCAAGGTGGTCCTGCGATCGTGATGCCTGAAGGTGTTGACAGCGAAGTCGAGTTTGCTGCCAAGTTCGGCGGCTCTGTTGCTGTCACCGAAAAAGCCTCTGTTTACGGAGAGCTGAGCGGCATGACTGGCGATGAGCTGTCAGTTGGCACCAAACTTGGCATGAAGTACAGCTTCTGAGCTATAACTCAACCGAAAGCCTCATTGCTTTCTCACACAATGCAGGAGGCTCCCTTCGGGGGGCCTTTTGTTTTATCCGGGGTCATCGTGCAAAAGCTTTTCAACGTGATGTCTGTGGCGTCCTTTGTGATGTCAGCAGGCATGGTTGCTGGATCGGTGTTGCTCTACACCCGCATTCCATCGCTCACGAAGTATTACATGAGCGAGCTGACGTTAGAGATGACCAAGGTTGTCACCAACATGGTGCCGGGCAAGATTGATGAGGCTTTGCCAGAACTGCCGACAACTACGGGTCCAGCTGTGCCAATCAAGTCACCATTTTAGT